TAAGAACGTATCAATATCTTCATTAGTACAATCGATATTATATTTACGCATGAAATCACAAATAATCTCTACTTTGCCTTTGGTCATATAACCACCGCATAGTAAGTTATTCATCTTACGAACTATTTTTACTTGTTCTACTTTCATATTTGTTCCTTTTTACGCATAAGAATATGCATAGGTTGTATTATATTTCCTAGTGCGACTCGACATATCACATTTAGAAAATAACGCCGTATTTAAGCGATTTGTGTAAATCTATTGTTGTTTACCCATGTTTACTTAAAAGTTTATAGTATATAGGGTGTCTTTCTTTACTTATTAAACTATATCTATCGTATCTACCTAAAATATGTAAGTATATATGCCATATCACCTACAATATTACTGTATCTGTAATAGAATGATAATAATAATAATAAATAAAGTAACTAAGTGCGTTCTGTTGCCAGGTGCACTAAACCCCGAATCTTAATTCAGACACTAGCTACTGCTAACTAGATTGGATAGACGCTGCTACTGCTTTAAATTCCTCTAGCGATGCTTTAACATCTGAGCCTTCACCTGTAAGTCCCATAGTCTTCGCTGAGTCTATTAAAGAGTTAATCTCTTTGTCTACTAACCAACCTGGTAATCCAGCTCTAGAGTTGAGACGCTTGGTCAAAGCCGCCATCTTCAATTGTACTTGGACATTGAATAGCTTTAACATTAACTGTTTCTCATCTATTGTTGGAGTAGCGTTGTTCTTCGCTTTAGCCATAATTGATTTCTCCTCATAATTGAAAAATTGATATTGATAATCCCACTAAGGGGGGTAGGGTGTGTGTGTATAGGTCTATTTCAAAATGCTTAAAAAAAATGTTGGAACACATGGGTTTTATTACTTATATTAGTGTATTATGACAATAACTTCTAAAGATATTCGTAGAGACGGATTAACAGGTGTTGCTCGTAGACAACAAGAAGAATCTGAAAAACGTCTGAATAAACAGTTGGTCGAACTTTTAAAGAAAAAGAAAGTACCAAAGAAAAAGAAATAAATATTATTTACTAATTATTTACTAGTATATACTAGTAGATAACGGGTAGATAACCCTGTTAAGTTAATGGGTTTGGACGTGCTTGTCAAGGAAAAAAATATGGCATACGGAATATTATGGTTATCAAGGCTTCCTGTAGAGGACCAATTGAATATCTTAGAAGAGATAGAAAAACTATCTAAAATTGATAAGTGGCTTAAAAATGACGACTTAGAAGATGAAGATATGGTATTGTCTACAATTGATATGGAAGAAGAAATAAAAAAAGTACCGCTAGAAATTAATGGAAATAAATATTGGGTAGATAAAGAAGTAATGTATTTAATTGAGTCGTTGCATAAACAATTAAGTAAAAAGAAATGAAATCAAATACTATTAAATATAAACGCCATTATGTCTATGAAACCTTGGAAGAATTTTACGAACACTATGATAAAGATACTCCTATTGTGAAAGATTGGAGAACAGCCAAAGAGGGAGATTGGGTATATAGTGATGATGGTAATATTGTTCAAATCTTAAAATCAAAATCTATGTCTCACCCTGGCGATACAAAAAATTATAAACTTACAAACGGATATGTCCGAACAATTGTAGGTACATTTTTAAATAAACCTAAAACTTTTATGGATACGGATTTTGATAAACATCCAAATAGGTATACGTTTTCTACTAATCCAGAATTATTAACGGGTGCGCAACGAATGAAACAACGAACCAAGTGTACTCAAAGAGAAAAATTATTTGCAACACAAGTTGCAGTAGGAACGGATGCAGTTAGTGCGTATATGCAAACGTTTAAAGAAGACAATGCACAAAAAGCACGAAAAAAAGCAGTAATATTACTTAAACAGGAGAGAGTGATGAGTGAAGTAGAGAAAAGTGCAAAAGATATAGCAAAGCAATTAGGAATTGACCACGCATATATCTTAGGGTCGCTAAAACAACTAGCTGATACTAGTGAAGACCAAAATATTGCATTACAATCATTAAAAGAATTGGGAAAAGCAATTGGTACTTTAGGAAACCAAGTCAAGAAAATTGACACAGGTGTTGTAGGGTTGTTCCAAGGATTTTCACCAGACCAAATAGAAAGTGCACAGCGTAAAGCATTACCTGATGCCTTTGAAGATGAAGTGGAACCACAGGAGGAAACTGATGATATGTCCACATTGTAGCAGTATGCTAACAAAAAAAGAAGGAAAGAAACGAAACAAAGAAACAGTCAAACAACAATTTAGTTGTAAGTCTTGTGGGAAATGGTTTTCTATACCTATTCCTTCTGATGTAAAAGAATATGATGCCAAACATATTGAACCTGGAAAAATCTTTCAGGTGTCAAGTGATGAAAAGTTGCGTATTCACGGGTTGACGGATATACACGTTGGGGCGAACGAATTTGATTTGCAAAAGTTTCAACAAGCAATTAAGATTATCTACGAAGACCCTAATGCACGATGGTTTGGTAATGGTGATTTGATTGAACTGATTCCACCGAATTATAATATTAATCAGCGTGGACAATCTATGGCTCCTGAGGACCAATACACCGCCTTTCTAAAATTGGTGCAACCAATTGCGGATAAATGTTTATTTATTCGTGGCGGGAACCACGACTACTTACGTAGTTTTAATATTTTAGACTTTGATGTCTGTAAGACTTTAGCGGCTGAAATGGATGTACCTTACTTTAGATTACCAGGGTATGCAAAGATTAGTATTCAAGGTAAAGACTGGTTTTTAGTAAGTGGACACGGAAAAAGCGGCGCAAAGAATGGTGATAATGAATTAAATCAAATGGCATCTGTCTATAGCGACGGAGATGTCTTTTTCTTAGGACATAATCACCAACTATATTGTAAACCAATGGATTCGTTAACGATTGACGATAACGGAGAAGAAACACTTAAACGTAAATGGTATGTAAGAGGAGGGTCGTTTATGCGTTACGCAGATTATGCACGATACTCATTTTATGGCATTCAGCGTACGGGTTGGATTACAATGGAATTTACAAAAAAACAAATAAACTGTTGGGAGAACTAATGTTTAATTTAAATAAAATAAAAAAAGCAATTGTGGAGATGTTTACTATGAACGGAGACGAATTAAAAACAGGTAATAGTAGAAGAAAGTATGCTACAGGCAAAAAGAAAACAACCAAAAAAAGAACGACTAAGAGAAAGGTGAAAAAATAATGGCTCGTAGACAAGTATTTGGTAGTGAGAAAATCCGAAGTGTGCAAAAGAAAAAAACACGACAAGGACAATCAAAGAACACCAAATTTGGAAACAAATTGTCTAAGAAATATTATAAGAAACGCTACATAGGTCAAGGAGGATAAATGGCAAAACGTAATAAACCGACTCTTACAAAGCACGACATTGTTCGTTCTATCAAAGAGTTGGAAAATCGTATTAACTTTGTTGCAAATCATATGCGTATGCTAGATGATGTGTTAGATAAATATATACGAATGAATAAACACCAAGATAAATTAACCAAATTTATCGAAAAAGAAGTAAAAGCAAATGAACATAAACAAGAAAAACGTAAGCAAAGCGGAAGAAGCTCTACTCCTAGCGAGTAAAGACTTAATAGCGTTTGGAAAACTGTTTCTTCCCGATGACTTCATGCGTAGTGAAACTCCTGCGTTTCATTATGAAATGGCGGATGCAATTGATGATAATAGCGTCAAACAATTAGCAGTAATTCTACCAAGAGGACACGGGAAGACAGTTCTTACGAAATGCTCTATTATCAAAGACTTTTGTTTTTGTCCGAAAGACGATATGCTATTTTATGCGTGGGTGTCTGCAACACAAAAACTAAGTACGGGTAATATGGATTATATTAAATACCATTTTGAGTACAACGATTCTATTAAATATTATTTTGGGAATCTTAAAGGAAAAAAATGGACAGAAGAAGATGTGGAGTTAACAAATGGATGTAAACTTATTAGTAAATCGAATGTTGCGGGTATTAGAGGAGGTAGTAAACTACATAAAAGATACGACCTTATCATTTTGGACGACTTTGAACACGAAGCAAATACTATCACGGCTGAAGCGAGGGCTAAGAATAGCAATCTCGTTACTGCTGTTGTTTATCCTGCTATTGAGCCTCATACTGGTCGTCTTAGGGTCAATGGTACTCCTGTGCACTTTGATAGCTTTATCAATAATCTCATCATTAATTACGAACGTAGTCAGAAAAAGCAAGAAGATTTTGCGTGGAGAGTAATTACCTATAAAGCAATTCAACCCGATGGTACGTCCTTGTGGGATAGTTGGTTTCCAATATCAAAATTAGAAGAAAAGAAAAAATTCTATCACGATTCTGGTACACCTTCAAAATTTTATCAGGAGTATATGATGGAAGTACAATCAGAAGAAGATTCTGTTTGGACACAAAAACATTTGAAGTATTGGGAAGGGTATTACGAATATAATAGCGAAGAAAAACAAAGTTATTTAGTAATGGACGGAGATAGAAAACCAGTCAATGTATTTATTGGCTGCGACCCTGCTACGGATATTAATACAAAAGAATCAGACTTTAGTGCTATTATGATAATTGCGGTAGACACTAATAACAATCGTTATGTATTAGAATATGAACGTCATCGTAGTATTCCAACTATTGGTACAAAAAATCCTGATGGAAGTATTATGGATAAAAAAGGAGTAGTAGATTATATTATTGAATTATATAACAAGTATAATTGTGTAAGTGCTACTGTAGAAGATGTTGCTATGAATAGAAGTATTTTTCAAGCGTTAAATGACGAAAGGAGAAGAATTAATCGTTATGATATTAGCGTAATTCCTGAAAAACCAGGAGGTCAACAGAAAAGAAATAGAATTTATTCAGGTTTATCTGGCATTTTTAGTACAGGTTCTTTATATTTAAGAGAAAATATGTTTGATTTAATTAACGAAATCATTACATTTGGACCAAGAATGGCGCACGATGACACCATTGAGAGTTTATATTATGCGAATTTACACGCTTTTCCGCCTAATTATAAACAAGATGGTGCAAGTGGTAAGCCTAAATGGTATAAACCAAAACGAAAAGCAAAAAGTTGGGTAACAGCATAATGTGGGATTTATTTAAAGACGACAACGAATATAACGAAAAATCTATTATTGGATTTATTTCTTTTGCACTAATGTGTGTATTTGGAATTGTAGATTTAGTATTAGGTATTGCAGGTGTAGAATTAGTAGTTAATGATTATATTTACAATTCGTTTGTTTGGGTTACTTTAGGTTCGTTTGGTATTGCAGGTGCGGAAAAAGTTTATAAAAAATAAGGAATAAGTTATGCCACAAGACAAAAAATACGCAAATGAGACAATGGAGGCATTTTTACTAAGACAACAGCAACAAAGAAATTTACCTAGAATGGAAAAACCTATAATGACTGGTTTGGAATTTAATGATGGTCCTGGAGATAATGCATTTAAACCAATGCCTACTCCAAAGCTAGAAAAACCTATAGGTACAATAGAATACAATCAAGATGGTTCTATTAAAAATCCTGGTCCTGCACAAGTTGCTCCAATGAAAACTCCTAGATATATGCAAGATTTTAGTCAAATGGGTACTGCCGCACAACCATATACAAAAAATCAAAAGGATATGGAATTTCAACAAAAATTAAAAAATATGAATTTTGATGTTCAAGTAGATGGAATTTATGGTCCACAAACTGCAAAAGCTGATAGACAATATAATGAATATTTGCAAAAAGGATTTGATGACCAATACATTTCAAATATTATGTATGCAAAAAAACAAGGATACCCAGCACATTTATTAGAAAGCGGAAACGAAGCATTGTACAAAAAATGGCAAAGTGGTATTAATAATTTAACAGACGAAGAATATAAAATAGTATTTCCTGAAGCAAGAACAAATAGAGAAATTTATAACGATACTGTTCAAAGAGCTAAAAGTAAATTAAATAAATTTAATATTTTTGAGGCAATTAAAAAACAATAATGGCTGAATTTGGAAATACATCAAAAAAACGATTAAATACTTGCGACCCAAGATTAATTGAAATATTTGAAAAAGTTGTAGAAGATTTTGATTGTACTGTATTACAAGGACATCGTGGAGAAGAAGAACAGAACAAATTATTTGAAGAAGGATTTAGTAAACTAAAATATCCAAAAGGAAAACATAATCAATATCCATCAATGGCTGTAGACGTTGCTCCTTATCCAGTAGATTGGAAAGATAGAGAACGATTTACATATTTTGCTGGATTTGTAAAAGGAATAGCTACTTCATTAGGATATAATATTCGTTGGGGTGGAGATTGGGATTCTGATACACAAGTCAAAGATAATAACTTTGATGATTTACCGCATTTTGAGATACGAGATTAATAGGAGATTATTATGCCATACGGAAAAGGAACATACGGAACTAAAGTAGGTAGACCGCCTAAAAAAAGAAAAACAGGAAAAGGCAAGAAAAAGAAATGACTAAAAAAGTAAGTTGGATGTGGGGAGGCAAACGTTATAGTGGAACTTTAATTAGAGAAACTAAAACACATAAATTTGCAAGAACACATAATGGTAAAATTAAAAAAATAGTTAAGAAGAAATAATTATGGCTAAAAAAGGTAGAAAAAACAAAGCATTGCAAAATAGAGAATTGTTTCAAAAATCAAATAGTTATTATCGTAAAAAATGGTTTATGGATTCTCAAAAATGTATGGATTTTTATTTAAACGAACAACTTACTGCTGAAGAACAAGAAGATTTAAGAGAAGGTGGTATGCCAGATTTTATTATTAATCGTATTACACCAGCGATTGAAATTATGAAATACTTTGTTACAGCAAACAATCCAAAGTGGCAAGCAATAGGTACAGATGGTAGTGATACTGATATTGCACACGTACACTCTATGGTTGCTGAATATTGTTGGCATTTATCTGGTGGTAAAAGTTTGTTTGGTAATGTTATACAAGATGCTTTAGTAAAAGGTGTAGGATTTTTTAGAGTAGATATTGACCCTGATGCTGATAAAGGTATGGGTGAAGTAGTATTCAAAACTATTGACCCTTATGATGTGTATGTAGACCCTATGAGTAGGGACTTTCTTTATAGAGATGCGAGTTATATTATCGTTCAAAAGAATTTACCTAAAACACAACTTATGAAAATGTTTCCTGATTTTAAACGTAAAATTGTTAGAGCTTCAGGAAATGCTGAAACAAAAAATTATTCAATGCGTGATATACACGAATCTACAAATATACAACCAGGCGATGTAGAGCAAGAAGCATATACACTAGAAGGCGAACAAGATGAAATTCTAGATTACTATGAAGTGTACACAAAAGAACGTGTACCTTTTGTTAATGTATTTTTAAAGAAAACACCGACCCCTGAAGAATTAGAAGCTATTAAACAACAAGCTAAAGCAAATGTTGAAATGATGGCTCAAGAAAATGATGTGCGTTTAAAAGAACGTGAAACAGAATTAACTGGACTTGTAGCACAAGGTGAAATGCTTCAAGAACGCATGGAACTTGAATTACAAAAAACACAAGAACAAATGGCTGCTCAGATTAATGAACAAATGGCATTAATGGAAGCACAAATGGTTCAAGCTCAGACACAAACTATACAAGAAGTAATGACAAAAGACGAGTTTGATGATTTGAATAAAAGTCCAATGTTTAGAAATAAATTAGTAGAAGCGGTAGAGTTTTACAAAACACAAGTAAAAATGTGTGCAAGTGCTGGTGATATGTATTTATACGAAACAATATTGCCAATTAAAGATTATCCAATTGTTCCAGTACCATATATGCATACCAATACTCCATTTCCTATGAGTGCAGTATTGCCTATGATTGGTAAACAAAGAGAAATCAATAAAGCACATCAAATTATGCTACATAATGCAAATCTTGCAAGTAATCTAAGATGGTTATACACCGAAGGTGCTGTAGACGAAGAAGAATGGGAAAAATATTCATCTGCTCCAGGTGCGATGTTAAAATTCAGACAAGGATTTACTCCACCTACACCAGTACAACCATTACCAATTAATAATGCGTTTTATACTGTAACTCAACAAGGTAAAGCAGATATAGAATACATTAGTGGTATTTCATCTAGTATGCAAGGTGTTGGTCAAGATAGCCACGAAACTTATCGTGGTATGTTAGCAATGGATGAATATGGAACAAGAAGAATTAGACAATGGGTAAACAATTGTGTAGAACCAGCCCTAGAACATTTAGGACACGTGTTTAAAGATATTGCACAATTTACCTATACATCACAGAAAGTGTTTAGAATTGTACAACCAGAATCTGGTCAAACACAAGGTGAAATAGAACAAGTATCTATTAATATTCCTATGTACAATGATTTTGGAGAAGTTGTAGAACGCTTTAACGATTATAGCGCCGCTCAATTTGATATTCGTATTGTAGCTGGTGCAACACAACCAATTAATCGTTGGGCATTATTAGATGAATACTTCAAATGGTATCAATCTGGTCTTATAGATGATATAGCAATGCTAGAACATACTGATATACGTAACAAGAAATCTATTTTACAACGTAAATCACTTTATAGCCAATTACAATCACAGCTAGAAAGTCTAACTGAAACATTAAAAGATAGAGAAAGTACTATTGAAACATTACAACGACAAGTAGTTCAATCTGAAATACAAAATAGAATAGACGAAGGTAGTAGAGAAATAGATTCACAAATTACTAAGACCATTGCACAACAAAAACTATTGCAACAACGTATGACAGATAGAGAAAAAGAATTATCAAACAAAAACGTTGATAATACAGAATAATAATAGTAAATTAAGGAGATTTACAGTATGGAAAACATAGAGAACAACCTAATGATTGATGATGCGGAAAGAAAACAGCATCAAGAGTTAGCCCCTCAAGATGAAGGTAATGATACTGTTGCAGAAGATTTTTTTTCTCAGCTTGATAGACAAGTTATGGGTGAAACCCTGGACCAAGATAGTCCAGAACCAGCTCAACAGACGCAGATAACTTCCCTTCAAGGGAACCCTGAACAACAAGAGCAAGTAGCTAATCCAGAAATGGATGTAGCAAATTTAGAAAAGAGATATAGTGATTCTTCTCGTGAAGCTAAACGACTTAACACTCGTTTAAAAGAGTTAGAACCTTATATGCCTTTACTAAATGCTATGAAAGAGGACCCGAATTTAATTTCTCACGTTAGAGGTTATTTTCAGGGTGGTGGCTCAGCACCTACAAGTGTAAAAGAGCAATTAGGATTAGACGAAGATTTTGTCTTTGATTATGACGAAGCTGTGTCAGACCCTAATTCAGAATCAGCAAAGTTGTTTAATGCAACTGTTGATGGAGTGGTGCAAAGAAGATTGAATGATTTTGCCCAAAAACAATCAGAACAATCACGTAGAGCTTCTGAGGAACAAGAGTTTAAAGTTAGACATAATGTTTCTGAAGATGAATACGATGATTTAATTGATTATGCAAAATCACACAAACTTACTTTAGAAGATGTTTATTACTTAAAGAATAGAGAAAATAGAGACCAAGCGGTAGCTAATAATACTAGGAATGAAGTAATTAATCAGATGAAGAACGTTAGGCAAATGCCAACAAGTATTGCATCATCAGGGAACGCACAAAGAGAAGAAAAATCAGTAGACGATGCCGTCTTTGATAAGTTGCTTTCGACAGGTACTGGGTTAGATAGTATAATATAATAACCTAAACATACCCTTAGGAGGGACTAAAAATGGCAGATACAAGTTATCCCAAAACAAGCCCTTTGGCAATTGTTGATAGTACAGCATTAAGCCAAGGTGGTTTTAGCGGAATTGCTGGTTCAGCGTTAGATACTGGAGATTTACGTAGACGATATGACTTTTCTGAAAGATTTTCAGAATTAGCTCTATCTCAGACACCTTTCTTCAGATTGGTTTCAACTTTAGCGAAAAAACCAACTGATGACCCACAATTCAAATATACCGAAAAAAGACATTCTTTTATGAAAAGATACGTCTATGTAGTAGGTTTTAATAATGGTACAACTGATGTATTTACTTCAGCAGATATCAAAGACACAAGTGATGCAGCTATTACAGCAGCTGGACAAAGTGTTTCTTTATTTGTTGCTAGTGATTACTTTTCAGCAGGTAACATTCAAAACATTCAAGGAAATTCAAATACCGAAATTCACGTAGGTGATGCAGGAACAGCTCCTGAGTTTTTGATGCCAAATCAAATTCTTAAAGTACCTGTTTCTTCAACTGATGGCGGTGGAGCAGTATCAGATTACATTCTTGTAAAGATTGATTCTGTAGGTGCTCAAGAAGCTGCAGACCTATCAGGTGGTGGCGGTTCAGCAACTGCTGAAGTAAAGCAAATTGAGGCAACAGTTCTTAGAGCTGCTAACTCAGCTGCGGCACTTTATTTGGCTTCCTTTTCAGGCGATAATCCAGTTTGTGAAGTATACAATCTAGACATTGCTGAAAATCTAGAAGCTAAAAGAACTATGGTTGTAGGTACATCTTACGCTGAAGGTTCTTCGCTTCTAAATAAAAGTTGGAAAGACAACCCTTATTCAACTGGTTATGGACAAACTCAAATCTTTAGAACTGAATTTGGTATGACTAATACAGCTAGAGCAACAGCTCTTAAATATGAACCAAACGAGTGGGCAAGAACTTGGAAAGAAAAGTTAATTGAACACAAATGGGACATTGAACACGCTGGATTATTCTCAAGTCAAGTATCTCAAGGTGGAGTTCAACATACTCAGGGTGCGGTTGACTATGTCTTGAATTATGGAAACATCTTCTCTTGGACAAGTGCTAAGACTATTGATGACTTCCTACAAGATATGTCTCAATATCAAGACCCAAGATACAACAATGATAAAGCGACTGTATTCCTATGTTCTACTGAGGTTTACACTTGGTTACACAAACTAGGTGGATTCTTTGGTAACAACATTGGCATTGACGGACAATTTAGAGCTGACTTAGCTGTAACTGGACGTAAGAAAGTTATGGGCTTAAATGTAACAACTATCTCAACAGTATATGGTGATTTAAATGTATCAAGATGTATTGCATTAGATGGTTCACACGTTAAAATCCTAGCTTGTAATATGAACAATGTTAAATACAGACCTCTTGTTGCAAATGGTGTTAATAGAGACACTTCTATCTATGTCGGAGTTCAAACTCTTGAGAACTCAGGTATTGATAAAAGAGTCGATATGATATTAACTGAGGCTGGTTTCGAATTTATGATGCCAGAATCACACGCTATTTGGTACTAAGATACTAAGTAGGTAATTTGTGGTCGCCCCCTGAAGGTTCTTTACCTCCTTTCTCCCTTTGGGGGGTAGACTGCGAAAAGGATTGAATTATGAGATTATGGGAAAAAGTAAATAATATTACTGGAAACGAATCCAAAGCTCGTTTCTTAGTAGAATATTTAAATGCTGGTGCAAAATTTATTGTTTCATCACTACCTGAAAAGTTTTTATGGTCTGTTGCTTCTGAAATAGAAATATATGGACAAGATGTAGTAGATGATGTAGATACAAATATTATAGGTGATGGTTCTTCTATTGCTTATGATAAAGTATTAGCAGTATATCGTTATGATGGAACAAAAAGAAGAATTGCACAAGAAATCCCTGATAGAATGATTCATTTAACTGATGAAAGTGATAGTTTAAACTTTCCAACAAAAATGTTTCCTAAGTATTATAAATTAAGTGGAAAGATATTTATTAAACCAGACCCTGATTACAATGATACTACTTCAGATTTGGTTTATAGAAAACCAGGGGCGGTAGCAGACACCACAGTTACAGCTGGAAATGGTGATAAAGGAGTTATTGTTTATTCAGCACCGCCAATTATTAATGAAAACACAGATGCTTGGATATTAACGGAATATGAGAATGTCGCTATATTATATGCGGCTTCTTTGGATATGTTGCGTTTGTCTAATGTAGCTGATGCTGAAAAGATTTTAGAAGGTGGGGTAAAGAGTACTGATGCAACAAGTAAAACAAGTTTAAGTGCTATACATTGGCTAGAAGATGAAGACCCAGAAATGGCGGCTAGTGTTATATCAGTATCTCAAGGAGATTTAAGTTTAGCAAATACACGAGTACAACAATCATTAAATTTTTATCAACGTGCTATTGCTGAATTAAGAAGTATTACTGGTGCAGTAGCGGCTGCTGAACCACAACAACAATCACAACGTAGACCAGAAAGGGTTCAACAATGAAAGTTTTAGAAATAATGGAACGAGCAAATACTCGTGATACAAATTTAACAATAGCATATATTAAAGATGCAATAATGGAAATACAATCTAACAACGAACTAGATACAGAAATAAATAGGCAAAATATTGTTAAGAATACAAGAGATTATGATTTACCTCCTGGATTAATTGCTATTAAATCTATAAGTGTGTTAGATACTGAAGATGATAATAAGTATAAACAAATTAGAAGAATGTCTTCAGACCCATTAGTAACTGAGGATACCAATCCATGAGCTATGATACAAATAGAACCTATGCATTTATACAAGCTGGTAGAAAACTACGTTTATACAAAATAGTTCGTAGTGCTGGTAGAATTATTGACAACCAAGGTAGAGTAAAGGGTGGTTCATTAGATGATATTATTTATCCAGATGAAAATATTACTAATGGATTGCGCATTGAATATACAAAACTAAAAAAAATATTTGTAATACAAGACCCAGAAACAACTGCTGATTCAAGTTTAACAGAAGTTTTAGCGCCTGATGAAAGTACACACGTTAATGTAAATAGAGTGTTGTCATTAGCAATTGTATGTTATGTAAAAGCACAATTAGCTGAGCGTATGGGCAATCTTCAAGAAAAAGAATATTATATGAGAGAATTTTATAAAAAAGTTTCTGATAACGAAGGCAATAAAAATAAGGTCTTTTTTACCAGTACAATTAAAACATTTGCAGTTAAATAATAGGAGAACAAAATGGCTAAGAAATTAAATGATTATGAAGTACGTGAAAGTGTTTCGCCATACGTAAAAGCAATAGATGCAACTGGTTCTGATATGGACCCTTGTAGAGCTGTGCATATGAATGGTACAAGTGCTGAAGTAACACTTACAATTGATGATACTGATGTAGGTATTTACCTAGTTCAGGGTAGAACATATCAAATTAGTGCAACAAAATCTAGTTCAACAGACGTTGTATTTTTATATTAGGAGTATTAAATGATTTCAGCAAATCAATATCAAGATTTAGAATTACAACAAAACTCAGATTTTTCAGCTACTATTGAGTTTGATGACACGCATACAATGTCTTCAACAATGAGCTATTCAGCAGTTATTGTTACAGATTATGACCATACTTCATTTACTGGTCCTGAAAAAACTACAGGAACTGATGGCACAGCAAGTGGTAGTGATGTATGGGAATCTGGTACTGTAACAAAAGTACATTTTGACATTGTTGCGGATAGAAGTTCTAATCACGTAATTATAACATTACCAGCAGAAGCTATACAATATTTTGCTGATGATTTTGAAGGATATTGGGATTTAGTAGAAAAAGATAGTGCTGGTGGCGGTGCATATATAAGACAAATACAAGGTGATGTAGTAATTTCAAAGGGAGCAGTACAATTAGATATGGAATTTACTGATTCGGTAGAATAATGGCTATTACTGTAAAATTACAATCTAACCCAGTAGTAAAAGCTGATTTACAAAATAATACAGCTACAAAAACTGTAGGAATACAAAATAGTGTTAAAACACAAGAAAGTTTTACTATTGATGCAGCAAAAATACCTGTAAGTTTAGATAATAGTACAGCAACTAATGTTAGAGATGCTTTAAACGATACTGCGACAGCTGGTGCATCGCAAACACTAACTAACAAAACAATTGACGCTGATAACAATACTATTTCTAATTTAGAAGTAGATAATTTTAAAGAAACTGCAATTGTAACGGAAACTGAAGGCTTAGGCTCATCAGATAATGATACAAGTTTACCAACCACAGCGGCGGTAAAAGATTATGTAGATACTCAAGTTACAGCACAAGATTTAGACTTTCAAGCAGATACAGGGGGTGCATTAAATATAGATTTAGATAGCGAAACGCTTATTATTGCTGGTGGTACTGGTATAGATACTACTGGTTCAGGTAATCAAGTTAGTGTAGCAGTAGATAGTACTATAGCAACAAAAGCGTATGTAGATAATCAAGTTGCTGGTGTAAATACTCTTGAAGAATTAACTGATACTAACATTACCCAGCCAAATGATAGTGCATTACTACAATATGATAGCGCTAGTTCTAAATGGATTGATGTAGATGAAATAAGTGGCGGAATATTCATATAGGAGAAAACAATGTCAAATAAAATTAAAATAAAAAGAAATAGTCATACGGATTTTGACTCGTCTACTTTACCATCTGGATTGGTATATGGTGAATTAGCATTTCAAAATAATGATAGTAAACTATTTATAGGAAGAATAACACAAGACTACGCAAGTGATACTTTAGCAGACGCTGGTGCGGTAACAACACATTTACCTTTGCTATCTGATTTAGTAGATGGGGATGGTTTAACAGCAACAATAGCTAGTGGAGCAACTGATAATAGCGTAACATTAAACTTAGATGCTGATTTAACTACTGTAACAAGTATTTTTAATTCTGATTTAAAAATAGGGTCTTCTAACGCTAATAGAATAGAGTTTGACCAAACTAATACAATTAGAAATATAGTCAATAACGAAGTTATTTACGACACCTTAGCAACTGGTATTACATTATTTACTGGAAATAGTCTAACATTTAATCCAGTAGCAGCTGGAACTGAAGCACTAACATCAGATTCAATAACAAGTACTAATACTACCAATACTCTTGGACACGGGGGATTACGATTTACTTCAGGTGCTGAAAGAATGCTTGATTTTACAAATCATCCTACAAACCCAGGGACAATAATGTTTAATGGTTCATCTGGAGATATAGATTTTAGCGTATATAGTGATAGCAATAGACAGATATTCGTAGATGCTAGTGAAGATGAAACAAAGATTAGAAGCTTAGTAGTAGAATCATCTATTGATTTATCAGCAGTTAGTGAAGTAGTAGTAGATAATATTAAAGCTACTGGTGAAGTAAGAACTGGTATAATTGCTGATGTTAATGGTAATAATAGAATTGATATTAATGGTAATACAAAAATATTAACTGATTTAATTATTGGTGAAAGTAGTAATTTATCAACTATTGCTTTTGAAGCAAATGCCTCTACCACAGATAAGATAGAAAAGAACTCTGTTACTGGAGATATGACGATTCAAAATGGTGTTACTGGAGATGATTTAGAACCAACAAACAATATTGTAATACAAAATACTTTTGATTCAACAAGCGTAGCAGATGGTAACATTGTATTTAAAACATATGATGGTTCAGCACAAACTGCTATGACAATATTAGCAACTGGTAATAAAGTTAAAATCCATGGTAATTTAGAAGTAGATGGAACTACAACACAAATAGATTCTACCACATTAACAGTAGCTGATAAGGATATTGTTATTGCAAGTGGAGCTACAACTTCAGGACAAGCTGATGAAGCTGGTATTATTGTAGGTAGCGATATTGCAAGTATTAAATACGATGATGATGGTACTAAGTGGAAACTAGATAAAAATACAGCAGTTACTGGTACATTTACTGCATCAGGAGCAATTACAGCTTCAGGTGGATTTGCAAATAGCACATTTGATTGTGGTACATTTTAGGAGTTAAATGGCAAATAAGATTAAAATAAAAAGAGGTACTAATCTCTCTAATATAACTACAGCTCCAGAAGCTGGTGAGTTAATCTATAAAACTGATACTAATGAATTATTTGTTGGTGATGGTGCTACTGCAGCTAGTGCCTTAACAGCTATTGGTGGTGGTGGAAATGCAAACACTTTAGATGGATTAGACTCTACACAATTCTTACGTTCAGATGCAAATGATGAAACAAGCGGTGAATTAACTGCTGCTGAATTTATTGGTCCATTAAGAGGTCCAGTAAAGTTTACAGCAAAAGCGAATGTAGCCATTACAAAAGGTGATGCAATATATGTATCTGGTATTAATGGAAATACTCCTACTGTAGATATTGCTGATGCAAATGATAGTAATAAGATGCCTGCGTTTGGTATTGCTCAAGAAACAGTAAGTGCTAATGCAAATATAGAAATTATTACATTTGGTGATTTATCTAATATTAATACATTTTCTTACGAAGAAGGAGATGTGTTATATGTTAGTACAAGTGGTACTACTGGAAATACGCTAACAGCTACTCCTCCTAGTGGAGAATCATCATTAATACAAAACATTGGTAAAGTGCTAAGAAGAGATTCTAGTGTTGGTCGTATTAAAGTAGGTGGTGCTGGTAGAAGTAATGCAACACCAAATCTAAATCAAGATAAAATATTTTTAGGCAATGCAAGTAATCAAGCTGTATCAACTGCATTATCATCTATTGGGTTAAGTAAGTTTAATAACGACTCTGGATTTACTACAAATACTGGAACAGTATCTTTTAATGGCTCTACTGCTAATGGATTATTGACTTATGGTAATAGTACCACAGCAGATGTAGAAACAGATTTAGTATATACTGCAACAGGTTTAGGTATAGGAACTATATCACCAACTGCTAAATTAGTTATTGATGGTGGTGGAGATGCTGATGCTGATGCTGGAGATGCTTCTGAATATTCATTGTTAATTAATCAAGACAACAATGATAAAGGTATAGCATTTGGATT